AGATGATCAGGTTAATTCTTTAATGACAGCAGGTAGTGGTATATCACTTACCTATGATGATGTTGCAAATACACTCACAGTAGCCTCAACTGCTAGTGGGTTAGCATTAACTGATTTTTCTGCTGTTGATGCAGGAGGTGATGGTTCATTTAGTTATAATTCAGGAACTGGAGCCTTCACATACACAGGACCAAGTGCAGCAGAGGTAAAAGCACATATTGATAAGACATATGTAGATAGTTTAGGAATAGCAGCTACAACAGCAGCTAACCTAACTGGTACACCAAACATATCAGTTGGTACAATAGGAGCTTCAGGAACAATTACTGGTAATGTAACAGGGGATCTGACTGGAGATGTAACAGGAAATGTAAGTGGTACATCAGGATCTACTACAGGTAATGCTGCAACTGCAACAGCTCTTGCAACATCAAGAAACATATCAGGAGTTGCATTTGATGGTACAGCAGATATAACTTTAAATACATCAGCAATAACAGAAAACACAAATCTTTATTATACTGATGCAAGAGTACAAGCAGTAAGTATTAACAATGTTGTAGAAGATACTACACCACAACTAGGAGGTAATTTAGATGCTCAGTCTTATAACATTACAACAACTGGTAAGATCTTATATGCTAATATGTATGCATTAGAAGGTGATTTACCAAGTGCATCTACTTATCATGGTATGTTTGCACATGTACATGGTACAGGTAAAGGATATTTTGCACATGCAGGTAACTGGATTAAGTTAATAGATGAGACAAACTCAACAACAGACAACTTAACTGAAGGTAGTTCTAATAAGTATAATGTAACACATACTGGGGATGTTACTGGAGCTACAGCTCTGACTATAGCTTCAGATGCAGTAACTTATGACAAGATGCAAGATACTACAACAGCTAATAGAGTATTAGGTGCTGTATCAGCAGGAACTATTGGAGAAATTCAAGTAGCTACAGATATGCTATCTGATGATTGTGTAACAGCAGCAAAAGTAGCCTCAGATTTAAGAGCTGTAGAGTACATTGGATTGGATGCTACAGACTATATTCAATTTGCTGATAATACTCACATAGATATGTTCATTAACAATGTACATAAATTTAGATTTGAAGCAGATGGAGACTTCCATGCAGATGGAGATGTTATAGCATACTCTACAACTACACCTTCTGATGAAAGATTAAAAGAAAATATTAAGGTTGTTGACAATCCTTTAGAAAAGTTAGATCAGTTAAGAGGTGTAACCTTTGATTGGAAGAACAGAGAGGATAAACAATCAGGTGGTATAATTGCACAAGAGTTGCAAAAGATAATGCCTGAGCTTGTAAGAGAGGTTGATAGTCTTAAAGATGATGATGGCTTTTTAGCAGTTGATTATAATGGTGTAATTGCACTACTTATTGAGGCTGTAAAAGAGTTAAGTGAGAAATGTAATAAGTGTAATGAAAATTGTAAAAAAGAAGAATAATGGCTGTACCTTCAAGTGGTGAACTTAAATTAAGAGCAGATATTAACCAAGAGATAAATGGGAATGATACTGATGATGATGTTTCATTAGGTACTTTATCTAATGATGCAGGTTTCTCAGAACCTGATACTATGCAAGAATTTTATGGGTACTCCTCTAATGTAAACATAGTATGGGGTGAGGGTAGTTTAGGTAATGCATCTGTAACAAACAACAATATGACTGATGGTGCTTATACACCAAGTGGAAGTGTTAGTGGTCAATACTATGAAGTACAAGTAAATAGTGGATATGGTTTTGAAAATTGGAGTAGTGTAAGTGTTAGTGGTTTACCAACAGGAATGACAGCTAGTGTTTCAAATGCTGGTGGTACTACTTATGGTCTTGGTGTTGGTGCAGTTAGAATAACTATTGGTGGTGTATATCCACAAACATCACAAACAATAAATGTAAGTTTAAGTGGTGGTTCTATAACTGCTATTAGAGAGGTTACAACTACATTTAATTCATGGCCAAGTGGAGGGGGAACAGGAATAATTTATGGATATTCAGCTAATGTTGGAAGTTTTGGTGCTGCTATGAATGGTGGGACTTATGGAACTTATCCATATAACCAAAGTCAAACTGTAAAAGTTTGGAATGGATCTACATCAGTTACAGTAGGATATGTAGATGCAACAATGGGTGAGTATTGGGGATCAGCAAATGGTTCTGCAAATGGCACATCAGGTTGGTCTTGGTCCTCAAGCAGACAAAGTAATTTGTATAGACATGAGATAGTAGCTACCAAAAACTCAGGATCTATAACATCTAACACTAGTTTAAGTATGACATCTTGGAGTAGTGGTGGTGGTGGTAGTAACTTTACTGGAAAAACACATACTCAAGTAAGTAGGACTGGTTCAAGTAGTGGTAATAACTGGGATTGTAGTAATATGAGTGGAAGTTGTATTAGTGGTGTTGGTTATTCTACAAATACCAATGGTGGAAATAATGATCCAAGAGATAGAGTTTGGTTAATTGCACACACATCACATACTGGTCAAAACTGGGCTTATAATGCTTCTGCTAATCAATGGTGGATTTATGCTTGTTTTGCTGCAGGTGGTACAGCAGACATTGGTACTGGGATAACTAATCCTAGTAACTGTAACTCAAGTAGTTTTACTTGTAGTACATAAAATAAAGTTTAATATAAAAAAGAAAAACAATGGCAGAAATAAGTGAGGAATATCAAAAAGAAGTAGATGGAGTAATGAAGACATTTATTACAGTAGATGGTGTTGAATATGAGGTTATTCCTGTTTATAAATTAGATGAAGAAACAGGTGAACCTTTGTTAGATGAAAATGGGGATCCTGTTATAGATGTTGTTAGGGATGATCCAACACCTGAATTTACTGATTCATCAGCTCCAATTAAAAATGAATAATAAACCAATAAAAAACAATTAAAATGGCAGATTTAGATATAGATGATATAAAGAAAAAGAAGGTTAATATCTCAATAGAGAATTTAATAATGATAGGTATAGGAATATCCTCACTTATAGGATTTTGGTTTGCATTAAAGGGGGACATAGAAATTGCTAAGACCTTGCCTGAACCTCCAATAAGTAGAACTGAGTATGACCTCAAGGATGAGGCTATCAGGACTTCTATATTATCAACAGAAAAGAAGGTAGATGAAAACTCTGAAAAGCTAGATAAGATAGATGAGAAACTTTATGAAATAATTAAAAGATGAGAAACTTAATAATTATATTATCATTACTAATAAGTAGTGTTGCATATGGCCAAGACATAACTATTCTACAGGTTAATGCAAAATGGAATAGCCATAATGATGTAGAGATAAGAAATATAAAAGGAGCAAAGATACAATATGCAGTATTAGATGATCAGAGTGATAACTTTAAGAAAAGTATAAAATCAGTTCCTGCTATATTAATTTATAAAAATCAATCATTGGTTTGGAAACAGGAGGCAGGTTTATCTTTTACACTATCTATAAGTAGAGATGAATTGATAGAACTTGTAAAGAAGTACTCAGACAATGGCAATCAATAATTTTGAACCTACTATTGTTGGTATAGTGGTTTATGCTTTAAGCCTTCATCAATTAAATGAAGTATTACAAGCAGTACTGTTATTATTAACAATAGTTTATACAGGGTACAGAATTATAGAAATGATAGATACTAGAAAAAACAATAACAAAAAAAAATAATAAGATGGTAAGAATTTTAACATGGTTAACAAATAAAATAAAGGCTTTTAATAACAAAGTAAAAACAGCTTATAATAAGTGGCTGAAGAAAATTAAAATGTAATTAAATGAAGTTAAGTAAGAATTTAAGTTTAGCAGAGGTAGTAAGATCAGAGACAGCAAAGAGGCTAGATATAGACAACAATCCTTCAAAAGAACATATAGAGAATTTAAAAACAATAGCTGAGGAGGTGTTTCAGCCAATTAGAGACCATTTTAACTGTCCTATTCATATATCTAGTGGTTATAGAGGTGAGGCTTTAAATAAAGCTCTTAGAGGAGCTAGTAAGACTAGCCTTCATATGACTGGACAAGCTCTTGATATAGATATGGATTTCACTAAGGTGTCTAACACAGATGTATTTGAATACATTAAAGATAATCTAGAGTTTGATACATTAATATGGGAGTTTAAAAATGAAGATGGATCACCTAAATGGGTGCATGTAAGTTACAGAGAGGGTAAGAACAGAAATCAAGTACTTGAAGCATACAAGGATCCTATTAATAATCTAACAAAATATAAAGCATATGTCAGAGAAGAAAAAAAAGAAACCATTAAGAGAGACAAAAGTAGGCCAACTACTAGCAAAGTCAGGTCTAATAAACAATCTACTTGATGTAGTACCTGATAAAGGTGTACTTGGCTTAGTTAAAAACATATTAGTAAAAGATAATACTTTACCTCCAGTAGATAAGGAACAAGCATTGAAACTCTTAGAGATGGATATGGCTGAAATGGAGGCTGTAACTAGAAGATGGGAGGCAGATGCCAAATCAGGAAGTTTTTTAAGCTCTAATGTAAGGCCTATGGCTTTAATATTCTTAACTCTAGTTTATTCTACAGGTTTCTTTTTAAAATATGATTTGTCAATCTTAAATCAGTTGTTAATGCTCACCTATGGGGCTTATTTTGGAGGCAGGTCTTTTGAGAAAACAAGAAAGTAATAACTAAATATCTTCTTTCTATTATATAAGTATAAATATTATATAAGTATTAATACTATAATAGTACTATTATTATATGTATAATACAATATAATACTATATTATAATAATTTTGTTAAAAAGATTTGGTGGTTTGTGAAAAAGTATTACCTTTGCATTATAATAATTTAAAACCTAGAAAATCTAGAAACAATAAATAAAGTAAAAAAAGGAAAAATCCAAAAAAACTATTACAGCATTTGTAGTTGTGGAATGGTAAAACACTTAACTAGAGATAATGGAAAAAATCATCTAGAGCTTTTTCAAAAAGCAGTAAAAGGTAATATTGAAAGATTAACCTTAGATCAGAACTCTCATTTATATTTAAATGAAGATGGTATAAACTTAGATCTACCAAGAAACTTACATGCTACAGCATTAGTAGAGTATTTTTACAAAGGTGCTAGACAAGCATTTCCTGATGGATGGGCATTAGGTACTATGATAGTATGTTTTGAAGAATTTTCTAAACCTGATCTTTTGTTAAGATCAAAGTCAGGGTATAAGAATAATGTAGAACTATTAAGAAGTCTGTCTAATTAAACTAAATATAGTTTAGATAAAACTTAGAAAACATGAAACTAAAAGAAAGTAATGAAGATTAAAATGATATTGATAGGCATCCAACTTAAACTGTGATGCTTGATCTTTACAAAGTGAGACTAGGAGTTATGAACCTAAAATCAATATCACAAAAGCAGGGTTAAGATCTACCTGCTTTTTTTTTGTACCTTAGTTAAATGCCTAGAAAAATTAAAAGAAAAACATTAGTAAGAAAGTTAGATAAGATATTCTCAGAATATATTAGAGAAAGAGATACTGATAAAAGAGGTTATGGTAAATGTTGTACTTCAGGAAAAACAATACATAAAAGTAAAGGCCATGCAGGACATTTTATTAGCAGAAGATTTATGTGTACAAGATGGGATCCTGAGAATGTACATTTACAGTCAGCATATGATAATACATTTTTAGCAGGGAGACAATATGAGTATGCATTATTTATAAATGAAAAATACCATACAGATAAAGCTAGTGAGTTATTAATAAAATCAAGGGAGACATGTAAATTCTCCACAGATGAACTTCAGGAAAAGATAAAACATTTTAAAACTTTATTAGCAAAACTATAATATATAATAAATAAAGTAGTATATTAGCTATATAGAAAAACACAATGAGTATATTTTTTAATAATAAAGGTGAAGAACCTACTGCAAAAGACAGCCTAATCAAAGACTACAAAGATAGATTTGACAGTCTGCATAAACTCTACAAAGAAATGTATTCTGAATGTAGAGAATTACTTAGAGAAAATACTGGACACAAAATCAGAATAGCTGAACTTGAAGCAAAAGTTGAAGCTCTAAATAATGTATTCCAAGATTGGAAACAGTCAAATGATGACTTAAAAAAAAAGATTAATCCTAAAATAATTTATGATGGCATCCAAGAATATCAAAACTAGCAAGATAAAGTTTATAGAAGATTATCCTAAAGAGGATAAAGATAGTACATGGTCTAATGGAGATCATACCTATCTAAAATACAAACTTCATTTAGAAAATGGAGAGAAACCTGAGTTCCTTGCAAAAAAGCAAGAGACAATAGATTCATATAATATAGGTGATGAAGTAAAATACTCTTATAAAAAAGAGGGACAAATTTTTGCAAAAATAGAAAAAGAATTTAACCAAAAAAGTAATTACAATACAATGGCAAATAATAATAATAACACAAATAATACAGCATCATCTAGTGGTGCTATGTCTCAACAAGAATCTATAGCTAGATCTGTTGGGTGGAATAATGTTGTAGCATTAGTATGTTCAGCAGAGTTTCAAGAACACTCTGATCTTTCAGAAGTAAAGTTTGATAAAAGTGGAGCTATGACTGGGCCAGTATTTTCTGATAGACAGAAATTCATGCTGAACCAATGTGCCTCTGCTGCTAATATAATTTTTAAAGAACTAATAACTAAACCAAATTAAGATGGCACAAGACAAGAAACCTGATTTTGTAGGAGGTGTATATTTAGATGAATCTCCTAAAGATTTTGTAATAGTAAAACAGAGGATGCATGTAGATAGATTTATGGAATATCTAGAAAATCCATTTGTTCAATCCTTTGTTAAAAAAAATAATGGGTACCTATCTATGGATGTATTAAAAAGTAAGAATGGAAAGATGTATATTCCACATAGTGAATTTACACCTGAAAAAAAAGTAACAACTACAGAACATAATCCTGACAGAGATTTGGATGAAGTTCCATTTTAGAAAAGAATGATACTAGAGATTAAAGACCAACTTAATCAAATACATAAAATCAGAAATGGTGAGATTAAGGAAGGTTTAGCTCTAGGTATTAAGTCATTTGATACATACTTCAGATTTAAAAAAGGTACATTTAATATATTTTTAGGGCATAGTAATGTTGGTAAGACACACTCTGTCCTTTTTTTTATGTTCCTATATGCACTTAAACATGATCTAAAGTTTTTGATATATACTGGTGAGAATGAACCATATTCTATTTTAAGAAAACTACTAGAATATAAAGAGGGTATGCCCATTAACAAAATTGATGAAGGAAAGTTGAAAGAAGGAAGTAAATGGGTAGACCTTCATTTTAAATTTATAAGTATAGATGAACAGTATACTTATACTAAGCTATTAGATCTAGGAACAGAAATAAAAAAGAGTTGGGATTATCAGGGATTCTTTATTGATCCATATAACTCCTTAGAAAAGGATAGAGATATGGCTAGGAGTTTAGGTATGCATGAGCATGATTACAAGGCTTGTTCAGATATGAGAATGTTTTGTCATAAGACTGGAGTTGCATTATGGTTATCAGTACATGCAGTTACAGAAAGCCTAAGAAGATTACATGGATCTCAGCATGATTATGCAGGACATCCAGTTCCTCCTATGATGTCAGATTGTGAAGGAGGTGGTAAATTTGGAAATAGGTGTGATAATTTTATTGTGATTCACAGATATATCCAATCAGCTCTAGACTGGATGGTAACACATATACATATTAGAAAAGTTAAAGATACTGATACTGGAATGATGCCCACAAGTCTTGACTCACCAGTAAGAATCAGAAGTTTAATTAATAATGTTGGCTTTAGTATAGAAGGAGAGAATATGATAGACATGATGAATGATGAACATACTGGAGAAAGCATACAAAAAACATAAGACTTGGGTAAATATCTGTAAGAGCTTTGGCCTAGATAAACAGACAAGTGAAGATATAGTACAAGAGATGTATATAAAATTACATGATATAACAGAAAAAGGAACAGATATAACCTATGGTAAAGATGACCTTAATTACTATTATATTTTCAAGATACTTTATACAATGTTTTTACAACTTAAAAAGAAACAAAGCAGGATAAGATTTATAGATGAAGATAACCTAATACATATTGAAGGATCAGAACCAGTAGAATTTAAAAGATTAGAGAAAGAGTTTAATGAAGAATTTGAAAAGCTACATTGGTATGATCAAAAGGTGTTTGAAATAATTGCTTCAGGAACTAAGATAAGTGAGTTAAGTAGAAAGTCAACAATAACATATATTAGTTTGTATAACACTTACAGAAATGTAAAGAAACATTTAAAGAGAAAGTTAGGATTATGAAAATAGAGAAAGGTATTAAAAGATATTTTTTAAATGGATATAGAATGGCAAGAGGACAAAAAAGAAAGAAAGAAATGAAGTTGGGAAACTTAGTAGAAAAGATAATTAAAACAATAACCTTTGGTTATGGAAAGAGAATAGCAAAAGCTATAGCATCTGTATTTGGACATAAAGATTGTGGATGTGATAAAAGGAAAGATGAGTTAAACAAATATATATTTACAAAAGATGGGATTAAAAAGTTATAAGAAATTACTTGAAAAGAAATTAAACAAGGAAGATTATGATAAATGGACTAGCTTCAAGGTTTTATTATCTGAAGGATTTAAAGAAGAAGATTTGAAGATTGTATTTAAATTACATGCAAAGTACTTTGAACATACATACAATGAACCTTGTGGGTGTGGTGGTGCAAAGAAGATGGACACAATTAATAAATGGATAGAAGATATTAATCAACTATATAAAAATGGTATATCATCCTAAGAGTTATCAGAATAAAGAGAACTGGAAAAAAGGAGAGGCATCAGAAAAAAGATTTAAAGAATATATGGATAAGATAGGAATAGGAGCAGAGAAAACAACAGAGGAGACTGATAGGTTTGATCATATAGACTTTATTGTAGGAGATAATACACCAGTAGATCTGAAGGGAGATAAGAATACTGATGCAGTATGGTTAGAAAAAACAAATGTGTTTGGTGGTAAAGGATCATTGTTAGGAAAAGCTAAGTTTATTGTTATAGAATATTTAGATATTAGTGCCTATGTATTTTATAATAGACTTAAATTAGTTGAGTATATAAAACAGTTTACAGATATATGTAAAAACAAATCTGATTACCATTGTCTGTATACTAGAAAAGGTAACAAAGATGTTATAATTAAAGTTAAAGAATCAGATATTAAAAATTATGAAAGATTTAGATTTCACTATTAATTTGCCACATAAAGATATAGATAGAGAATTGGTTAGTAAAAAGCTAGACAATTTAAAAGATCTACAGTTCTTAGTTAATTCTGAGACAGTAAATAGCATGTTAGCTATTTGGAGGGATAAAGATCCATCCAGTAAAAGATTGAAGCAGTTTACAAGTGCAGTAATTGGAATACAATTATATGTTAATGAATTGCAGAATGAGAGACATCTTTTGATGTTGAGTATAGATGAATATAAAAATGATAAATTAAGAGCAGTTGAGAGAGCTAGAAAAGCTGAATCCAAATTACAAACCAAAAAAGATTGAGTTAGGAGTAGAGTTAGAATTTGATCCTGATACAATTTATGTAGGTGCTGAGGTAGATATTGAGAATCTAATAATAGATCAACTTAATGCTATATGGTTGGATTATGAGGCAATACCAAATATGTATGAAGAAGTATTAATAACATTTCAGAACATAGAACTACTAGGTAGGGTTATAGGAAAATTCTACCATGTAGATAGAGATAGATTATATATAACAGTAACATTAAAATTACAAGAATGAAAATAACATTATTAGATGGGAAATCTTATGATAGAGATGACCTAATTAAAAAAGCATATGATGATAATTTTTACTATAGCTACTTACAAAAGTATGCCTTTAGTTCAACAACTATAAAGCATTTATTATCTTCACCTAAAACATATAAGCATATACTGGATTATGGCCAATCAGAAAGTCAGCCATTAAGGGATGGCTCTCTATTCCATGCTGTAGTTCTAGAACCTCATAAATTTGAAGCTCTCCACTTTGTTGATGTACAGAGTAAGAACACAAAGAAATATAAAGATGCAGTTAAAGAACATGGTAGGGTATATACTATGAAAGAAAAAAGAGATGCAGAAAGGTTGGCTGATGCTCTACTTAGAAATGAAATGGTGTTAGAGAAAATGTCTGATTCAGAATTTGAAGTAGCAGAAATTGGAGAGATTGATGGATTTCCATTTAGAGCAAAAGCTGACATATTAACTAATGGATCATCTATGTATGATCTTAAAAGTACAAGTTCACTCTCAGGTTGGAAGTATTCAGCAGATAAATATGGATATGATGTTCAGGCTTTTATATATTGCCAGTTATTTGATATATTACCAAGTAAGATGGGATTCATAGTTATAGATAAAGGATCACTTGATATAGGATATGCACAAGTAACAGACCAGTTTTATGAGAGAGGTATGATGAAAGTTAAAGCAGCATTAAGAACATATGAGGAATGGTTTATGCAGGAAACAGATTTAGACCAGTATTATATAAACATAGAACTATGAGTAGAAAAATAATTAGAAAGTATTTAAAGACAACAAGAAAAGATATAGAGTTTCAAAAAAGAATAAAAAAGTATATTTGTTATGGATTACCAATAGGTACATTTGTAGCAATACTAATAATCAATTTTTTGTTTTGGGTATTTACTGGTAAAGTAGGATAGGATAATTATGAAAGATGGGTGGTGCAGAAAAGAGATGTTGCAGGTGCAACAAGGTAAAGGATATTAGTAATTTCCATATCAAGTCAGACAGTAAGGATGGCTATGATGGAAGATGTAAAGATTGCAAGAGGCAATACAATAATAAATGGAGATCAGAGAATCTAGAGAAAGCTAGAGAGTATGATAGGAAATATGTCAGGAACATAAGAAGGGATCCAGTTAAAAGAATGTTTAAAAACTATATTAGTAGGGCCTCTAAATGTAAAATAAAGAATAAGCTAAATATCACAAAGAGTTATCAAACTATTCTAGGATGTTCTGTTAAGTATTTAGGTGAGTTTATAGAGAGCCAGTTTGAAGGTGAAATGAACTGGAATAATTATGGAGTATACTGGGAGCTTGATCATGAGATAGAATTATTTAGAGTTAGAGATGAGCAGGACTTTGAGTTAATTAACCATTTTAGTAATTTAAGGCCATTAGAAAAGAATAAAAATAGAATGAGAATATATGAGTAGCATAAATTTATATAATCAAGATTGTCTTGAAGCTATGAAAGCTATGAAGGATAATAGTTATGATCTAGCTATTACTGATCCTCCTTATGGAATACAAGCTGATCAAAAGCATAATGATGCTGCTTTAAGCAGATTAAAAGCTAAAGGAAAAACAAAATCAGGAAGGGGATATAAACTTTATAAGCAGACTGACTGGGATCAAGAAACACCAAGTAAAGAATATTTTGATGAATTATTTAGGGTTAGTAAGGCACAAATAATTTGGGGTGGTAATTACTTTGATTATCTATGGCAATTTAGTAATAGCTTTATTATTTGGAATAAACAACAAAGAGAATTTAGCTTAGCAGATGGTGAGTTAGCTTGGTATAGTAAAAAAAATACTGCAATGAGAATATTTGATATGTCAAGGGGTGCTGCATTATCAGATAACCAAAACAATGGGGGCAGATTCCATCCTACACAAAAGCCAGTTAAATTATATAGATGGTTATTAAAGAAATATGCAAAAGAAGGTTATAAGATCTTAGATACTCATTTAGGAAGTGGCACTATAAGTATTGCTTGTCATATTGAAGGATATGATTTAGATGCTTTTGAAATAGATAATGATTACTATGAGGGGGCCTTAAAAAGATATAGCCTACTAAAGAATCAATTAAAATTGCTATGAGTAAGAATAGAAAAGATTATCCAGTATGGACAGGTGTAATCAATTACTTTCCTGATGCTTTAATGGAAGTATCAAAAGTGAGTAAGATTGGAAATGATCAACACAATAAAGGACTTCCTATACATTGGGATAAGAGTAAAAGTACAGATAACCTAGATGCTCTAACAAGACATCTACTACAAGCTGATAAGAAAGATGATGATGGATGTTATCATTTAGCTAAAGTAGCATGGAGAGCATTAGCAGCATTACAAATTAAATTAGAGAAAAATGATAAGGACAAAGGGTAGGATCAGAAATCTGATAGATGAGATACAAGCATTATCAGGTTTAGAGATCTTTGAGAATACAAGAAGAAGGGAAACAGTAGAGATAAGGTCTCTATTATATACAGTACTCAGTAAATTCTATAGGTTTAACCTTAGAGAGATTATGGAGATAGGAGAGGAGTATGGATATTACATAACTCATGCAAGTGTAATACATAGCTTAAAATCATTTGATATATACAAACAGTATAATCAGAACTTAGAAGAATGGTATTGTGCTATAATAATTGATCTAGAAGAAGATGTAGCAGCATCAAGAATAGACTTTATTAAACCTAAACTAAAGTATCTTTCAGAAGAAGATCTATTAAAGTTATCAACAATTGTTAAAGAAATGTATGAAGAATCTATTATACAAATAAGCAAGGAAGGTTTACAAACTTGACATAAAAATGACAAAAAAGGGATTCATCTTATTTTTCTTACTATTATTTTCTTCTTGTTATACAATCAAGAGTTCAATAATACATAAGCTAGATGAGACATTACCTAGATCAAAATATACAAAAGAGAGAATACAGAAGATAAAAGATTCACTAAATAAAGGATGGCAAAAGATAGATCAAAGTTTTTAGAAGTATTTGCAAGTAAGATGGGAAATGTGAGTAAGGCATGTAAAGCTGCTCAGATCTCTAGACAGACTTATTATGATTGGATGAAGGATGATGATTTTTCAGGAAAGGTAGATGAGGTTAAAGAGGGCCTATTAGATTTTGCAGAACATCAATTACTATCTAATATTAAAAGTGGTAGAACTGCTGAGATTCTATTTTACCTAAAGACTAAAGGTAAGAAAAGAGGTTACATAGAAAGACAAGAAGTTGATACAGTAGGAGACAAGATGTTTGAAGTTAAGATTCTAAAGGATGAAACAGATACAGACTAATGTTGTATTTGAAGTATTAGAAAAGAACACATCTAAAATAGTAGCACTTCAAGGTTCTTCAAGATCAGGTAAAACATACAACACCTTAATTTGGATAATATTCAGTTATTGTAATAAGAATACTGGAAAGGTTATAAGTATCTGTAGAAGGACTTTGCCATCTCTCAAAAGTTCCACCATTAGGGACTTTCTTGAAATACTTAAACAGAATGAGCTGTACTCAGAGATATACCACAACAAGACTTCTAATGAGTATTGGCTTAATGGAAACCTTATAGAGTTCTTTAGCTTAGATATGGGATCTAGGGTTAGAGGAAGAAAGAGAGATCTCCTATTCATTAATGAGGCCAATGAGATAGATTATGATGCATGGTCTCAGCTATTATTTAGAACAGATGGTAGGATCATTTTAGATTACAATCCACATGATCAGTTCCATTGGATATATGATAAGGTATTAGAGAGGCCTGATTGTGAGCTTCACATTTCTACATTTATGCAGAATCCATTTATATCAGATACACTAAGACAAGAACTCCTGAGATTAAAAGATAGTGATCCTGAATACTGGAGAGTATATGGATTAGGTTTAAGAGGCCAAAACAGATCTCTAATATTCAAGTTCCATATTTGTAAAGAAGTTCCTGAAACAGCTAGATTCATGTCATATGGTTTAGACTTTGGCTTTGCATCTGATCCATCAGCTATGTGTGCAACTTATATAGATGGAGACAATATGTATGTGAAAGAGATACTATATGAGAAGGGCCTAACAAATCAGGACTTAGCTAGAAAGTTTGAATCACTAGGATTAGATAAAAGAGATGAAGTGTTTGCAGATTCAAGTGAACCTAAAAGTATAGAGGAGATACATAGAATGGGTTGGAATGTAAAAGGTAAAAAGAAGTATGAGATCAATTATGGAATAGACATGATCAGGAGATATAAACTACATGTAACAAAAGATAGTATAAATGCAATAAGAGAATTAGAGAGCTATAAATATATTGAAGATAGAAATAACAATCCTACTAATAAACCTCTTGATTTGAATAATCACTTTTGTGATGCATTAAGATATAGTGTAGTTCATAAACTATCATATCCTAATTATGGAAGGTATGCTATAAAATAAAAAAGAGGGGAGATCCTAGAACCTCCACCTCTGTACACATAATATGTGCCATAATAAACTAATCAACATGAACAAGCACTAAATTGAATCTACAAGGGCCATTAAGGTGACTAATCCAATAGCTGAGATCCAAAGTAATATTGTTATTAACCATAAAGGTAGGTTAAAATATTGTTCTAGTTCTTTTAATTCTTTTATTAAATCTTTCATAATTAGTATAAATATAATACATTATTATATATCCACCAAACATCTTGAAAACTTTTTTTTAAAACTTTTATAATAAAGTATTATATAAATATGGAGATAGCAGTAAATATACCTGAAAACCTTAGAGAGGTAACTCTAGGGCAATATCAGAAATACTTGAAAATGGAGAAGGGAACTGAGGATGAGATATTCATAGCTCAGAAAATGATAGAGATCTTTTGTGGAACTAAGCTAGATTATGTTATGAAAATGAGATGGAAAGATGTTCAAGAAATAACACAGGATTTAGTCTCTATGTTTGAGCAAGATCAGAAACTAGAAAAACAGTTCACAATGAATGGAACTATATATGGGTTTATACCAAACTTAGATGAAATATCATTTGGAGAATTTGTAGATCTAGATACTTACCTATCAGACTGGGATGAAATGCACAAAGCTATGCAGGTTCTATACAGGCCTATTGATATAAGTGTAAGAGGGAAATACAGAATAAAAGAATACAATGCTATTGCAGATGACACAATGAAAGAGATGCCATTATCATATGCACTTGGTGCTGTTTTTTTTTTATTGAATTTAGGAAAAGAGTTGTCAATAACTATGATGGATTATTTACAGAAGGGAGTTCTGAAGGAACATACACCTCTGAAGGAGGGTTTAATAAAAAATGGGGTTGGTATACATCATTTTACAAAGCAGCTCAAGGGGATGTTACAAGATTTGAAAATATCTCAAAACTTAGGCTTCATAAAGTAATGATGTATTTAGAATTTGAAACAGACAAAACAACATTAGAAAATCAAAGAATAAAAAGAAGATATGGCAACAAGTAAAATACAAAGAGGGTTCTATTTAGTAGTTGAAGCTATTAAGGAGGAGCTTATGAATAATGCAAGTATAAAATCTGTAACATTTGGAGACATAACAGATATAGACTTACAGAAACAAACCATCTTCCCATTGGCCCATATGATAATAGATAGTGTATCACATGTTGAAAAAACCATGCAGTTTACATTTACAATATTAACAATGGAGCAAGTTGATACCACCAAGACATATGTTAATGATCTTTTTTTAGGAAACAGTAACACTCATGACATCCTTAATACTCAATTAACTGTGTCAAATAGTTTGATTACAAAACTTAGAAAAGGACAGATGTATGCTGATGGTTATCAGCTTGTGGGTGATGCAAGTTGTGAACCTTTCTTTGATAGATTTGAGAATGTGTTAGCAGGATGGGCTACAACATTTACACTTGAAGTATTTAATGATTTTGACTATTGCTAATGGAATATAAAGAAACAGTAAAAGTATTAGAGGAGTTTGCTAGGGGTGTTGTTAAAGAGGCAAAAAAGAACCTATCCAAAATTAAAAAGACATCAGGTAAATTAAAGAAATCTATAAAATCAGATACTAAAGTTAGTAAGAACTCTCTTGAAATCAACTTTGAAATGGAGGATTATGGGAAATATGTAGATGCAGGTGTTGATGGAAAGAAGAAGAAGTATGGTAAAAGAAAGTTTGACTTACAAACTTATAAATACACAACTAAAATGCCTCCTCCTAAATCTCTAGATAAATGGATAGTTAAAAAAGGATTAGCACCAAGAGATAAAGGTAGGTTTAAAGGAAGGTCTATTAAAACAGTTGGGTTTAAGAACTCAATATCATTTTTAATAGCAAGATCTATATTTATGAAAGGTCTAGAACCAACTTACTTCTTTGCAAGTGCATTTGCTAAAGCATATAAAAAGCTACCAAAAGAATTTATAGATAAATATGAATTAGACATAGACACATTTTTACATCACACATTAACAAAATAACATGGCCAATTACCTAGCAAGACTTAGATCACCTTTTTTCATTGAAGAAACTTCAACAGCAACAACTGTAGGATCAGCAGACCTAACAATTACAATAGCATCTACTGATGTATATGTAATATCAAAAGATACTATTAGTAAGAAAGTAACAATAGAGGTTGCAGAGCTTATTAGAGATTACCTAGATCCTGTTTGGGATGGTGTATTTCCATATTCAACAGCAGTCAAGACAAGTCAAACAGTCCATGCAGAAATTAAAGTAGAGTTCTATGTGAACAATAAAGCTACAAGAGCTGCAAATACATTAGCAGGAAATCCTGATACACCAATAGGAGGTCAAACAGTTAATCATGATCTATATGGATTTGATGCATACTCAGAATATCTAGAAGGCTATAATCATCAATTATCAAATGGCCAATTATTACAGTCTGCAACTACAATGTATCTACCTGAAACAGGAGATGCATATATTCCATATGAGGAAACATCTGCTAGTACTTATGGTGTAGCATATCACACAGTAGCTCCATCAGATACAAGTGTAAGTGTAGGTGGAATTACAATAGCAATAGAGAGAATCTGTGAACCAGTTTTTGATATTGTAAAGGTAATCTTTATGAATAAGTTTGGAGCATTACAAGAATTTCATTTTAATAAAAAGAATACACTAACACTAGGAACTACAGAACAGAATTATGAATCTATGTTAATGGGATCTCAATTAGATTATCTTTCAGGAAACCTGCCACATCAAAAATACACATACAACAAACAGGGTTCAGAAACTATAACACTTAACACAGGATATGTAGATCAGAATCAATTTGAAACTATTAAGCAACTGATGTTATCAGAACAAGTATGGGCAAAAATAGGAACAACTGTTTATCCAGTAAATGTCAAAACAAATTCACTTACTAAAAAAACAAAGGTAAATGATAAGCTAATAAATTATCAACTTCAGTTTGAATATGGTTTTGATGTGATTAATAGTGTTAGATAATGAGCAAATTTCAGCTATACATAGAAGGGCAAAGAGTAGAGTTATTTAAAGATGAAGCTGTTAGTTTAACAGAGACTATCCAAGATGTTAGAGATGTCTCAAAGGTATTCACAGATTTTACTAAACCATTTACACTTCCTGCAAGTGATCTAAACAATAAGATATTTAAACACTATTACAGATTCAATTTAGCACAAGGTTATACATTTGATGCAAGAAAGAAGGTCAATGCTAGAATAGAACTAAACACAGTTCCTTATAAAGATGGTAAGATCAGATTAGAGGGGGTAGACCTAGAGAATGGAAAACCAAAAGGATATAGAGTAACCTTCTTTGGGAATACAGTTAATCTAAAAGATGTATTAGAAGATGATCAGATAAGTGGATTGACATGGTTATCTAATTTTAATACTGTTTATTCTGCAAATGAAATAAACACAGTAATGACTTCTGCAACTGGTTTCTCAAAAACAGTAGATTCAGTAGCTTATAGTAAAGCTCTAATAGTTCCTTTAATATCAAACACACAAAGATTATATTACAATTCAACTAACAGAATACCTTATACAAATTCAGATGGTACTGTTAATTCAGACTTAGGAGGAAACTTATATCCAACAGATAATGGTTCAGGATCAACAACAACTGATGATATACATGGTGTGTTATATGAAGATTTGACTTATGCAATTCAAATTCAATTAATAGTAAAAGCAATAGAGGAACAATATGATGAGCTTTCATTTAGTGATGATTTTCTAGACTTAACAAATGGGCCTGATACTTATAAGAAACTATACATGTTATGTCAAAAGAAAGAAGGAAGGCCTTTTGAAGATATGCTAATAGGTGAGAAATTAATAAGTGGCTTTCCAACACAAGCAAATAACAACATAGTAGTAAATGATTCAGCAGTTAGAATATTCAATCTAAATCCTAGTCAATCTGTATATGGAGTATGGACATTAGGAACACTAAATGGTTATCCAACATTTACAGCAGTATTAAGAGAGGGATCAGAAGAAGTATTAAGGAAAGAGTTTACAGGAGGAACAAATACTACTGCTATACTATCATATCATCTAACAAATACAAGTCAAGGTTACACCTTAACAGTAGAATCATCTTCAGCATTTGATATTGATAGTGTAACATTTGATGGTACAACACCAAATGGAAATACTATAAGTCCACAAATAAGTACAACAATAGCAGTATCAGTAGAGAAAGAGTTTGTTATCCAACAACATTTACCTAATATAAAGGTCTTAGATTTTCTAACTGGTTTATTTTCAATGTATAATCTAACAGCTTATGAGCAAGATGGGATTATTCATATCAAAACATTAGATAGTTTTTATAGTGGGGGTACATTAAGAGATATTACAGAGTATGTTGATCCACAAACAGCACAAATAAACAAAGCTCTACCATATAGAGAGATAGAATTTAAGTATAAAGGAACAGAAACAACATTAGCTAAGCAGCATTTTGAAACAAATGGAGTAGAATGGGGAGCTGCTAAGTATGTAGAAACAGGAGATCTGAATAGTAATAATAACACCTTTAATATTGAAACACCTTTTGCACACTTAAAATATGAAAGAATAAACAGTATAGGCACAGATATACAATGGGGGTTTATGGCCAATGAAAAGAATGAACCATTTTATAAAAATCCAGTTGTATTTATTGGTGATTTTGTAACATTAGAATCAAGTAGTTCTTTTAGGTTTTTAAATGGAACAACAACAGTTGGAGAAATCTCAGATGTTACAGAATATTGGATGCCTTCTAATACAGCAGAAAGAGATTCCACAGTAAGTAAAGAAAGTATACATTTTGATCTAGAATTATCTGAATGGGATTTTACTGCTGCATTTACAGAAACCTTATTCAATAAATATCACAGATCTTACATCTCAGGGGTATTCAATTCAGCTAAAAGGCTTACAAACATATCTGCAAGGTTACCTAAAAAGTTCATGTTGAATTATACATTAGCAGATACTATAATCATAAATCAAGATAAGTATAAAATAAACAGCATAACTACAGATCTATTATCAGGTAAAAGCCAATTAGAGTTATTAAATGAGACAGTTAATGATTCAGTAATAACACAAGATGATACAGGAGGATCAGAAGGGCAGACAGGTGGAACACCTACTACAAATGTTTTGACATTATATCAATGTGATTCTCCTAATAGTACTTTTGAAACATCAACTACAATAGCAGATTTGAATTTAGCTAACAACACTAGAGTACAAGATTCAGGAGGAGACACATATAGAGTAACAGGTAACAATGTTCCAAACACACATACTGCAAAAACTGTAACATCTATGAACCTGACTGGTTGTGCAGGAACTCCACCACCACCACCAACAAATTACTATGGTTTAGAAAAGTGTAGTGATAATACCACAAACTACAGGACATCTACTGCTGTAGGTAGTCCAACATATGCAATAACTCAACAAGTTCTAGATTCAGGTAGTGTAAAATATATAGTTAGAAATGCATCAGCACTAGATACAGTACCTAGTGTTACAATAGCATCAACACCTAGTCCTGTTCAATTAACCTGTTCAGGTAATACAACAACTAATTACTATTCATTAACACCATGTTGTAGTGGTACAGTATTATATGGGTTTAGTAATAGCAACAGTTTATCAGGAGTTAGGGTTTATAATAATCAGAGCTATACACTTGCATCTAGTAATACAAGTGGTACTATTAATATTGACAGCTTATCAGCAGGTTCTTGTTCTACATATTACTATACATTAAACAGTTGTTCAGATGGATCACATCAGCATTATGCACAAAGTGCATGTAGTAATCTAAACAATACTCAATTAACTTATAGTGGAACTTGTTATTCTGTTCAGAATACTACCAATACAACTGGTACAGTTAATTTAGCAGGTTTAAGTTCTTGTTCTTGTTCAAATCCTTCACCAACTTATTATCTATTAAGAGATTGTGCTACTGCTGCTCTTACTAGAACATCTACCACAACAACAGATATAACATTAAATGTAAGTAGCACATTAGCTAGTGCATCAAGAGTTCAAGACACAAGTACAGGTAAATGTTATACAGCTAATGGAACAACACAAGATACTACTACATATCCAACAGCTATTGGTGCTGTTACAAGTCTTGGTGTAAATGATTGTCCTAATACACCTTGTACAACAACTCAATATTATCATCTACAACAATGTTCTACAAATAATCAGAATTATATCTCTGCACAAACTGTAGATCAGATCACCTTATCAGTTAATGACATAGTTGCAAGTGGATCATCAAGTGGGCCAAGATATAAAGTATTAGGAAATACAACAGCAGGAACAACAGTAGGAACAGTTTTTACAACTTCAGACACAACATGTCCTGAGTATTATACTCTAACTCAATGTTATACAAATCAAACAGGATATAGAACAGGCAATACAACTACTGATATTACATTATCAAATGGAGATAGGGTGCAAGATCCTAATGGTATGCCTTATACAGTTACAGGAACAGTAGGAGGAGGATTAGCAGATGTAGGAACTGTAACAGATACAGGCCAAACTGGGTGTCCAACTATCTCAGGTTCAACACTATACTATTCTTTACAAAGATGTTCTGATAGTGTAACTGGATTCTTATCACTACAAACAACAAATGATATAGCATTAAGTACAAATGATGTAGTAGGTTTAGGTTCTGCATCAGGTACAACATATCAAGTTTCAGGTACAGCTTTAATAGGAACAGGAACTCAAATAGGTGTAGTTGTAGATACAGGTGGAACTAATTGTATTAGTGTGCCACCAACACCAGTTGGGCCACCTGCTTCAACATATTATGCTAGATTTATTACTTGTGATGATCCAGCAGGGTTAATTATAAATGTATATAGTTATAGTCCAATATCAACATGGTGGGTTATTTCAAATGTAGGTCAATATCAATGTTATAGATGGCTTGATAATACTCAGGGAACAAATCCTGCTGAATTAAATAGTCAAAACTATAACTTATTTACAATAGAAAACACAGCAGGTGCAAACTGTTTAGATTGTCAATCAAATACACCAGTACCACCTCCTGCACCTACACCTCCTGCACAAACTTGTTGGACATTGAATTTATACAAAAATTCTGTAGCCTTTAATCTTTGTTTAGAAACAAACACAAGGACAATGTATCTAAATGCATCAACATTACAAGCTGCATCAAAAGTTTATACAGATGATAGTTGTGGTACACTACTTGGAACAGATCAATATATAGCAGATCAGCCTACTGCTAATTATTACTTTTGGAATGCAACAGCACAAACATTAACAGGCCCATTTACAGCAAACTGTCCATAATGAAAGAGGTAGAAAGTTTTATATCAATAGAAGAATCAAAGTATCTAATGAGAATGATAGATAGATTTGCATCTAAATCTATGGTTGTTGGTACTGGAAATGATATGAATCAGTATAGTAATCAAAGAACATCATACACTTCTAATCTTATAGCAGATGATCCTACAGTTTCATCATTACATCAGAAAATTGCAAAATACTTAGGTGTTAATTTGAGAAAAGGTGAATCATTACAAGGTCAGAGGTATGAAAAAGGCCAATATTTTAATGGACATGTTGATTATTTTAGTGGAGAGCAGTATGATAAGAACTGTCTATCATCAGGCAATAGAACTTACACATTTATGCTTTATCTAAATGACAGTTTTGATGGAGGTACTACAAATTTTCCACATCTTAACAAAGAAATTAAGCCAAAAGCCTGTAAAGCAGTAGTTTGGAATAATTTACAAAATGGCCATCCTAATGATTACATGAGACATAGTGGTGAAGAAGTAACAGAGGGTACAAAATACATTATAACATCATGGTGGAGAGAGAATATTTGGAAATGTGGAGAAGATCAGAAGGAATATGAGAAAAAATTAAAAAGTAATCAATTAAGTATTATATAAATAGTATGCTAAAGAACATTATAGAACTTTTACAAGTAGTAAATGGTGAAACAGAGAGGATTAGAATGGCACAAGGATCTCATTATCTGCCTGAAAACTGGAAACAAGGCTTTAAACTAGGAAAGAAACTGGCAAAATTTGATAAACAAGACTAATGAAAATAGGTAGATATGAAATAAAGTTCACAGTAGACAATAGCAAGGCTAATGAAGAAATAGATGAAACTAACAAAAAGCTAGAACAACAGCAAAAGGATTTTGAAAATATAAATGATGCTGCTGATAAAGCTACTGGGGGTATGATCTCAGGATTTAAAGCTACAAAAACAGCAATAATAGGAGCTATTAAAAGTCTTAGAACTTTTGGTGCTGTATTTAAAGCTCTAGGTATTGGTTTATTGGTTGCAGGTATAGCATCACTAGCAGCAGCTTTCACAAGTAATGAAGAAGGCCAAAATAAATTTATAAAAATAACAAAACAAATTGGAGTTGTTGTTGGTAATGTTACAGATATACTTTCCAGTTTTGGTAATGCACTATTAAATGTTGGTAAATACTTAGGAGCTAAATTTAGAGGAGATGCTGAAGGAGCTGCTGAGGCAGTAGATGGAATTAAGGATAGCTTTAAAGAGGCTACTGATGGTGTTAAGAATTTTAGAGAAGAAACAGAAAAGGAATTAGCTATAGTTTCAAAACTTGCAGATGCACAAGCTAGAGGAGATAAGCTACAAAGAAAGTTAATAGTAGAGAGAGCAAAAGCAGATAGAGATAGAGCAGACTTATTAGAAAAAGCTATTAACCTTGAAGATTATAATTTAAAACAAAGGATTGGATTTCTAGAGGAGGCAGGAGCTATTGAGGAAGAAATAACAAATAAAGAAATCAATCTAGCTAGAATAAGATTAAATGCAAGGGTTGAAGAAAATAAACTATCAGGATCTACTAAAGAAGATTTAGAGGAGGAGGCACAGTTAAGGGCAGACCTAATTGCATTGGAAACTGCAAGGTTAACAAAACAAAAAGAAGTAACATCTCAAATTATTGCATTTAGAAATGAAGAACAAGCTAAGATAGATGCAGATAAAGCTACAGCAGATGCAGATAAACAAAAGGAATTAGATGCTGAAGCTGCATTTACATTAGCACAAAGAGAGGCATTAGCTGTAAGTGAAGATGAAAAAACACAATTAGAAATAACAAAAGCACAGGAGAGATATGATGCACTTATAGAACAGGCTAGGCTTTATAATGGTAATGTGGTAGCTTTAGAAGAAGCTAAAGCAGAAGCTATTAAAGTTATTGAAGAAAAGAATCAAAAAGATACTGGTGAAATAGTAGAAGATGGAGAAAAGTTTAAAGCAGATACATTACTTAAATTTACAGCTCTTGGTATAGGTATTGCTATGGAGGGATCTAATGCAGCTAAAGCATTAGGTATAGCAAATGCTATTATATCTACCTATGCAGGTGCAGCAGATGTATTAGAAACTGAAACAACTTTAGTAGGTAAAATAGCAGGAGTTGCTACTGTATTAGCAGCAGGGTTCAAAATGGTTCAAGCAATAAAACAGACACAGGTTCCAGTACTTTCTGTAGGAGGGGTTGCAGCATCAGGAGGATCATCACCTGCACCTGTAATTCAGCCTCCTTCTTTTAATGTTGTAGGAGATTCACCAATTAATCAATTAACAGATGCAATATCAGGCCAAACACAACAGCCAGTTAAAGCATTTGTAGTTGCTAGTGATGTAACAACAGCACAAGAGTTAGAGAGGAACAGAATTTTAACAGCAGGAGTTGGAGCTATTGCACAAAGAGGAATTTAAAAAAAAAGCAAATTAAAAGATTATATAATTATGAAGATCATAGAATTAATACTAGATGAGGATTTAGACTTCAATGGAGTAGATGCTATCTCTATTGTAGAGAATCCTGCAATACAAAGTAACTTTGTAGCATTAAAGGATCAAGAGGTTAGACTTGCAGAAGTATCTAAAGATAAGAGACTTCTTTTAGGCCCAATACTTATACCAAATAAGCCAATACTTAGAAATGGTGGTGATGAAGATTACTATATATACTTTTCTAAAGACACAGTTGAAAAAGCATCACAAATGTATTTAAAAGAAGGCAATCAAAGTCAAGCAACATTAGAACATCAATATAGTTTAAAAGGTTTAACATTAGTTGAATCTTGGATTGTACAAGATAGTGTGCATGATAAGAGTAGACTATATGATAATACAAAAGAAGTTCCAGTAGGCACATGGATGGGATCTATAAGAGTAGATTCTGATGAGGTGTGGAAAGATTATGTAAAAGAAGGTGTTGTTAATGGATTTTCAATAGAGGGTTACTTTGCTGATAAAGCAGAAAGACCTAAAGAGGCTATTCCTGAATCTATGGAGGAAGATTTATTGTTAGAGGCAATAAAAGATATAATAAAATCAGATGCCAGTTAGGAGAAAAAAGACTAAAAGGTTTACACCTACAACAGTCTTGATTAAAAAGAGGATAAGAAGAAAGGGTGTACATGCAAAAAGTAAGACTTCTAAAAATAAAGGATCTGATAACTATGCTAAACCTTATCACAGACAAGGAAGATGAAACAAAATAAGAGAAAAAATCCAATACCATCATATACAAGTCCTATAAGGTCTACTAGGGGTTGTTTGTGTGATGACAATACATACCATACTGATTGCTGTGATGGCACATTATGGGGACAAGGTGTTGGTAAGACAGAAAGTTAGACCAAATATATAAATTTTTAAATCAATATAATTATATAATTATGAAAGCAACTGATACATTAAGTAAAATCAAAAACATCTTAGGGATGGAATTATCAAAAGATGAGACTAAGAATGTAGAAGTTAAAGCAGAAGAAGTTGTTTTAGCTACTATGACCTTAGATAATGGAACAGTCATTGAATCTGAGGAGTTTGCTTCAGGCAAAGAGGTATTTATTGTTACAGAAGATGACAGAGTACCAATGCCTGTAGGTGAATACACTTTAGAAGATGGTAGAACAGTTGTAGTTGAAGAAGAAGGTATTATTTCTAAAATTGCTGAGGCTACTGAAGAAACAGTTGTTGAAGAAGAAGTTGAGGCAAAAAATGAAGAAGTATCTGAAGAATTAACTACAGAGTTTGCTACTAAAGATCAGTTTGATGAACTGAAGGCTATGGTTGAAGATATGAAAGTAAACCTAAGCCAAGTGCTAGAAAGCAAGGAAGTGGAATTAAAAGCAGTTAAAGAGGAGTTAAAAGAAACACCTGATGCTGCACCTTTAAAGCATAGTCCTGAAAAGAAATCAAGAGAAGTAGAGTTCCAATTTGCATCAAACAGAAGGGAATCCAAACTTGATAGAATAATGAATAAATTAAGTTAAAACCAAATATAAATTAAAATAAAATGAGTAAACCAACAATTACTACAACATATGCAGGTGAATCAGCTAAGAAATATATAGCTGCTGCATTGTTATCAGGAACTACATTAGATAATGGTGGTGTAACTATCATGCCTAATGTAAAACACAAAAGTGTTATTCAGAAAGTGGCTACTTCAGGAATTATCAAAAATTCAACTTGTGATTATGATAATCAAGGAACTGTTGCCATTACTGAGAAGATACTAACTACAGAGGAATTTCAAGTTAACATCACATTTTGTACTAAGCAATTTGTTGATTCTTGGGAGGCTGCTGAATTAGGAGTATCAAGTTTCACTAATATGCCAAGTTCTTTTTCAGATTGGATTATTGCACACTTTGCAGATCAAGTATCAGCAAGTGTTGAATCTTCAATTTGGACAGGTGCTAATGCAAATGCAGGAGAAATAGATGGATTTGAAACATTATGGGCAGCAGATGCTAATATTGTGGATGTTCAAAACACAGCAGCTATTACATCAGCTAATGTTATTGCAAAAATGGGAGATACATTAGATCTATGTCCAAACACTACATATGGTAAGGAAGATCTTACATTATATGTAGCACCAAATGTTGTTCAGTCATACATTAGAGCTATGGGTGGCCATGCTTTAGGTGTTGGAGCAAATGGATTTGAGAACAAAGGACAAATGTGGTACAATGGTCAAGCATTAACATTTGATGGTATTCCAATCTTCTTATGTGATGGTATGAGTGATTCTACTATGGCACTTGCACAGAAAAGTAACCTATACTTTGGAACATCAGTACTATCTGACCTAAATGAGGTTAGAGTTATTGATACTTCTGAAACTTTAGGAGATAGAAATGCTAGATTTGTTGCTAGATTCACTTATGGAATCCAGTATGGTATTTCTGAGGAAATTGTATTCTATACATAATAGTTAATAATCCAAGTACATAGGAGGTGTAAAAGCCTCCTAATACTTTTAAAAAAATAATAATAATATGAGTTGTAATTTAACATCAGGTAGAATAGTACCATGTAAAAATAAAAGTGGATCTATAAAAACTGTATTCTTTGCAGATTATGGAACACTAGGTGATATAACTGAATCAGCAGGATTAATATCTGCTTTTGCAGGAACACCTGTATTTTATAAATTTGATGTAAGAGGTACTACTAATTTAGATACAGTAGTAACTTCATCAAGAGAAAATGGAACTACTTTCTACACACAGTCATTAACACTACAACTACAATATTATGATAGAGCAACAAGTGAACAAATTAAGTTATTAGCTGTTGGTAGACCACACATTGTAGTGGTAGATGCAGATGATAACTATTTATTGGTTGGTAGAGTGAATGGTGGTGAACTAACCACAGGAAACTTCACAGTAGGAGCTAATATGGGAGACTTTAATGGCTTTAATTTAACTTTTGAGGCTATTGAAAAGAATCCACCTGATTTTATAACAGGTTCAGTAGTACTAGCTTTAGATAGCACTACTCAAATTAATACTTTTCCTACATCATAATAGTTAAGTGTTTTTCTAATTAAAGGGGATCTATATGGTCTCCTTTTTTTTTGTTTAAAAAAAACTTTACACTTTATAAAAAACTATATAAATAGCATTATATAAGTATGATATATTTAAGTACAGCAGCATCAGCTCAAACTTTTACATTTATACCAAGATCATTTGTAGTAAATGCAAGGATAGAGATAAAAGATGAAGAAACATTAGCTGTACAGACACATAATGTTCCTATGTCTCAGCTAAATAACTATGCATCTATAAATGTTGCATTAACATTAGAGGAGAGTAAGTTTTATGAAGTTAAAGTTGTTTCTATTGGTTCAAACTGGGAAACAATATCACAGACATGGGATTTACTTAACATAAATTGGGAACAAGGAATAACAAGATCAGGTGCAGCTTGGAACTTTGCAACAAACTCTTGGAATGAAACAACAGGTAACTGGGATGATGTTAGGGATCCTAGAGAATTAGTGATATATAAGGACAGACTTTTCTGTACTGATCAAACAATATCACAAGGTGCAAATGAATATTATGATCCATACAAGGATGTGTATACTGTTAGTACATCTAGAGACAACACATACAAGGTATATAATGGGCCAGTAACATAAATAAAATGAGTAGACAACACAGAAAACCAAAATTTGAAGGAGATATAAGAGTAGTTGAATTGGCAACATATACTTCTCCTAAAATAATAGAAGATCCAAGAAAGGATTATGTTATGTATGGTGAGGATAACAACTATTACCAATATCTAATAGACCAGTATATGGGATCACCTACAAATCATGCATGTATTAATGGAATATCAGAGATGATATATGGTAGGGGAATAGATGCAACAGATTCTAGTAATAAACCTATGCAATATGCACAAATGATTGGTCTGTTAAACAAGGATGCAGTTAAAAAGGTTATATATGACTACTATTTAATGGGGGGTGCAGCACTTCAAATCATATATGGTAAAGGAAGAAAGAAAATAGTACAGGTAGAACACATACCAGTAGAGACATTAAGAGCAGAGGTATCTTCTGAACAAGGAGAAATAGAGGGTTATTACTATTGTCCTGATTGGTCAACACATAAAAACTCAGATGAGCTTACAAGAATACCTGCATTTGGTACATCTAAAGAGGCTAGAGAGATATTATTCATTAAACCTTATAAAGCAGGGTACTATTATTATAGTCCACCTGCATATACTGGTGGTCTACAATATGCAGAGCTTGAATCTGAGGTATCAAACTTCCATATGAATAACATTAAAAATGGCCTATCTCCTTCAATGATCATCAATATGAACAATGGTATTCCTAATGAAGAAGAAAGAAGTATTATAGAGAGAAAAATAGCAGATAAGTTTACTGGATCAACTAATGCAGGTAGGTTTATACTATCATTTAATGATAACACAGAATCTCAGGCTAGTATAGAACCAATACAGTTGTCTGATGCACACAATCAGTATCAATTTTTAAGTACTGAATCACAAGAAAAGATATTAGTAGCTCATAGGGTTGTATCACCAATGCTTTTAGGTATTAAAAACAATACTGGATTAGGTAACAATGCAGATGAAATGGAGAAAGCATCAGTACTTATGGATAATATGGTAATAAGACCTTTCCAAAACTTAATGATTGATGCCTTTGATAAGATATTAGCATATAATAACATATCATTAAACCTGTATTTCAAGACATTACAGCCTTTAGAATTTACAGATTTAACTAATGTAACAGATAAAGAGACTAGAGAAGAAGAAACAGGCCAAAAATTAAGCCTTAAAAAAGAACAAAAGGTCTATAGAAAAGATAATCATCCTAGTAATTTAATTGCAGATGATCTTATAGCTCTTGGAGAAGATGAAGATACAGAGGGATGGGATCTAATTAGTGAAGAACAGGTTGATTATGACCTAGATGATAAGCAAAATGAGATGTTAAAACTAGCATCTACTGGTACAGCAAAGCCTGATGCTAAGTCAGATCAAGATAAAGGCTTGTTTAAAGTAAGGTATCAATATGCTCCTGACATTGTAAAAGCAAACACAAGAGAATTTTGTAGAAAAATGTTAGCTGCAAATAAGATATATAGAAAAGAGGATATACTTTCTATGGATAAAAAGGCAGTAAATGCAGGATGGGGACCTAATGGAGCTGATACCTATAGTGTATGGTTCTACAAAGGAGGTGGATCATGTCAGCATTTTTGGATGAGAAAGGTATACTTTAGAAAAAGAAATGCACAAGGAGAATTTTTACCTAGTGATGGCCTAGATAATGATAAGACAGTAAGTGTAAATGAAGCTAGAAAAAAAGGGTTTACACCTGAAAAGAATGATAAGAAGGTAGCTGAAAGGCCAAGAGATATGAAAAATAGAGGTTTTTTAGAACCTAAGAAATTTACAACACCTAGATAGACATGGCAGCAACAGTATTATTTATAAATAGAGATGATTTAGTTAAGAACACTATAATAGATGGGAATGTCCAAGCAGACAGACTTATGCACTTTGTGGAAATAGCACAAACTATACATGTTCAGAACTATCTTGGTACAGACCTATATGATAAAATAGGTTTAATGATTGGCAATAACACTATAGCAGGTACAATTTATGAGACATTACTTGTAGATCATGTACAGCCAATGGTAATCCATTTTGCTATGGTTGATTTTCTTCCTTTTGCAGCTTATCAGATTAAGAATGGAGGAATATTTAAACATGTTTCAGAAAATGCTGAGACTGTGGATAAAAATGAAGTAGATTATTTAGTAGAGAAAGAAAGAACTCTAGCTGAATATTATACAAGAAGGTTTATACAATTTATGGATTTTAATCAAACATCTTTTCCTGAATATACATCAAATACAAATGATGACATATATCCTGATAGAGATGAACCAACATTTCAAGGATGGGTATTATGAAAACATATAAACCTAAGCAAAAAAACATTATAAAGTTAATGAGATATATAAACAATAAAATAAAAACAATTCAAAATGGCAAATAGTTTAACAGGAATATCTATTGCATCCAGTTATGATTCTCTAATAAAAGTAGGATCTAATGATGGCCTTACAGCTTCTTTACAAGTGATTTCTGATGGTTTAGGAACATCATCAGGAGTAAGCCTTAACAATGCAGGAGATTTAACAGCAACAGGTACTATAACAGGTAATAGCTTTGTTGGAGACCTGAGTGGAAATATCTCAGGTAACTCTACAGTATCAGGAACACTAACATTTGGATCACTAAGTGATGGTGTAATAACAATAACAGACATAAAAGATGAGGATAATTTAGCCTCTGATAGTGCAACAGCATTAGCAACTCAGCAAAGTATTAAAGCATATGTAGATGCACAGGTAACTGCAAGTGATTTAGACTATACTGCTGATACAGGTGGAGTTCAATCAGTAGATTTAGATACTCAAACATTTACAGTATCAGGAACAACAAATGAAATAACAACATCAGCAAGTGGCCAAACCTTAACAGTAGGGTTAGCAGCAGCAATTAGTGGTTTAACCTCTGTTGCAGCTACAACTTTTACTGGAGCTTTGACTGGAAATTCTAGTACTTCAACAGCACTAGCAACTTCTAGGAATATTGCAGGGGTGGCTTTTGATGGAACTGGAGATATTTCACTAACAACAGCAAATATTACAGAAGGAGCAAACTTGTATTACACACAAGCTAGATTTGATTCAGCATTATCAGCAAAATCAACAACAAATCTTTCTGAAGGAACAAATTTATACTATACTGATGCAAGAGCAGATGCTAGAATTGCATTAAACACAGGTAGTAATTTAGATTTATCAAGCAAGTCAACATCAGATTTAAGTGAAGGTTCAAATAAATACTTCACAGATGAGAGAGTAGATGACAGAGTAAGTAATTTAGTAGTAGGTGGAACTGGAATTACAGCAACATATGATGATGCTGCCAATAGCCTTACAATTACCAACTCATCACCTGACCAAACAGTAGCAATTAGTGCATCAGCAGGAACAGGATTAAGTACTTCAGGAACATATCCTAACTTTACTGTGGCAGGAACAGATGCAACTACAAGTGCAAAAGGGGTTGCTAGTTTCTCATCATCACATTTTAGTGTAAGTAGTGGAGCTGTAAGTATTGCAGCAGATTCTATAGATGATACACTAATAGATTTTGGAACAGGAACAAATCAAGTTGATACAGATGTTCTACCTGAAGGTAGTACAAACCAGTATTACACATCAGCTAGAGCTAATTCAGATTTTGATACTAGATTAGCTACAAAAGATACAGATAATTTATCTGAAGGTTCTTCTAATCTTTACTATACAGATGCTAGGTCTAACTCAGCATTTGATACAAGGCTAGGAACAAAAACTACAGACAATTTAACAGAAGGAAGTTCAAATAAATATTGGACTGCTGAAAGAACAGATGATC